AATGCCAAATATAAAAAAGGTTGAGGCGACAAATGTCGCCTCGCCTCGTGTGAGTGGTTGGGCAATTGTTTTAACTTGGGAAAGACCTGACGGCACATGGTACACAGAAACCAAAACAGATATTCCCAATCGTGTGAGTGGACAAATAGACGATTACATTACGGAGTTAGAAGATGAAAAAAAAGAATAAGACCTCGCCTCGTTCTCGTGCTGGTCAAAAGGCACAAGATGAATTTACTAGAGTTTTGGCACAGCAGGTTGCTGGTCTGGACAAATCAATACAACTAGAGGTAGAGCCAAATGTTAATACCATTATTAATAGACTTAATAAAAAAGATAAAAAAAAGTTAAATTAACTATTGAATAAGATGTAATAAGATATAAAAGAAAGAGGTATTTATAAAAATATAAATATATAACTTAACAAAGAGGAAAATATGCAAACAGCAAAAAAGCTAAAGCAAGACGAAAAGAAAATAGTTCTTGCATACGCAACACTAAAGCTAAAAGCAAATAGACTTAACAAAGAGTTAGATAGTATGAAAGAACACATTGTTAATCTATTTGAGAGAACAAACCAAAATTTAGTTATTGTTCAAGACGAGCATGGCAACAGTTTTGGAATTCAAAAGATTAACAGAGTTAGAAAATCTTTTGACAAAGATAAATTTAAATTATCACATTTAGATTTATACAATGCTCATCAAAAGCAAATTGCTTATTGTGAGTATAAAGCTATTGGCGAGGTATCAAATGCCCAATAATGATTTGATTAACATTGCTAATGTATTAAGTGAAAGACTAAACCAAAACACACCAACCTCACTAGCGGATATGGTTATTGAGAATGGACAAAAGAAACAACTTAATTATGAGATTATGTTTCAGTTGTTAATGGGCGAGTGTGAGAAACACATACTTGAGAACATTGGCAACCCATGTGTTGATGAGTTTAAAGAAAATGTACTAAAGAAATTTAGCACATTAGTTCAAGCACTACACACACAAGAATAAATTAAACTAAAAACCAATAGCCCTGTCGGGCTATTGGTGTATCTATCGTATAGCAAGGCTCACACCTTGCACAAAAATCGTTTTTAAAATTTTCCATCAGAAGTTCGCGTTCAGGGGTTAGGTTTTTTGAGGCGAAAGGGTTTACAAAGTAGGATATACAAATATACTAGGGTCCCAAACGAGATGAAAATTGAAAACTTAAACGAAGACGAATTAAAGGATATTATCCTAAAAAAGCAGTTGGAGTGGATCAAGTTATGCCAGGATAATTTTTTAGTTTTTGCAGAGTCTGTTTGGCAAGATTTTATTTATAGAAAAACAAAGGACCCAAAGAAGTATGGGCACCATCAAATTATTGCTGAGTCTTTCCAAGATATTGCAGATGGTGATGCTAAGAGGCTCATAATCAATATGCCTCCACGACATACTAAATCAGAATTTGCATCTTATTTATTCCCCGCTTGGTATATTGGTAAGTATCCAAAGAAAAAAATAATGCAGGTATCACACAACGCTGAACTTGCTTCGAGGTTCGGTAGTAAGGTTCGTAACTTAATGAACACCAGAGAGTATAAAGAAATATTTGGTAATGTTACATTACGAGAGGACAGTAAAGCAAAAGGCAGGTGGGAAACCAATCATGGTGGAGAATACTTTGCAGCGGGTGTTGGCGGATCTATCACAGGTCGAGGGGCCGATTTGCTTATAATTGATGATCCACATACGGAACAAGATTCATTATCAGATACTGCAATGGAGAGAGCATACGAATGGTATAGCTCTGGACCTAGACAACGTTTACAACCTGGTGGAAGAATTTTAGTTGTTATGACTAGATGGGCAACTGATGATTTGACAGGAAGGTTGGTGAAGGCTCAATCAGAAGTAAAAGCAGATCAATGGAAAGTAATTTCATTTCCTGCAATCATGCCTAACGATAAACCAGTGTGGCCTGAGTATTGGAGTAGAGATGATTTAGATTCAGTAAAAGCATCTATCTCAACAAAGAACTGGAATGCACAATATATGCAGGACCCAACTTCAGAAGAGGGTGCGATTATCAAAAGAGAATGGTGGTCAGATTACGATAAGGAATATCTTCCAAAACTGCTCCATGTGATACAATCATATGATACTGCATTTTCAAAAAAAGAAACTGCTGACTATTCAGCTATTACCACCTGGGGAATATTTGAACCTGTAGAGGGTTATGAAAAATGTATTATTTTACTTGATGCTCAAAAAGGAAGATATGATTTTCCTGATTTAAAAAATCTTGCATTAGAGCAGTATCATTACTGGGAGCCTGAAACAGTTATTATTGAGGCTAAAGCAAGTGGTCAGCCATTAATTCATGAGTTACGTAGAGCAGGTATACCTGTTGTTGATTTTGTGCCTGCAAGGGGTAGAGACAAGCATACACGTATAAATAGCTGTGCACCTGTATTTGAATCTGGAATGGTTTTTGCACCTTTAGAGGAACATTGGGCACAAGAGGTTATTGAGGAATGTGCTGCATTTCCTAATGGACAATATGATGACTATGTTGATTCTATGACCCAAGCTGTGTTAAGATATCGACAAGGTGGATTTGTTTCTACGTACTCGGACGATTGGGACGACCCACCAATGAAATTAGAAAAAGATTATAAATATTATTAGGAGCTGTTATGCCAATTAGAATTTTAAAAAAAGATCAAAGAGACCTGAAGAAGGAAAAGTTTATGAAAGATGGTACTAAGGAAAGAAAGCAACCAGAAGCACCAAAAAAAGACGATAAATATTTTTCTAAACCAGGTATGTTAACAGGTGGCCAAGCAAAAATTGCAGCCAAAGCTCCACCACCAAATAAAATTGATGCAAAAGACTTTGCTGTTTTAAGAGCAGAAAAAGCAAAAGGCAGAGGCATGGGTTTACAAGATGAGAAGGTTCAACCAGGTAAAGTTATGAAAGCTAAAAGAGGAAGTGGTTTAGATCTTCCTGTAATTAATAAAGTTAAACCTACAGTCCACAAAAGTAAAAAAGCACAAAAGACTGCAGGGATGAAAGAATTATTTAATAAACAAAAAAGTAGATTAGGTCAAAATCCAAATAAAGCAATGTCTACAGGAATTCCAAAAGACTCTTCTAAATTCTTGGAAAGAAGAAAAGCTTTAGGTACTGCTAAATCTGCTTTAAAAGTTTTAGGTAAAGCAGGAAGAGTAGGTGCAATTGGTGCAGCTATACTTACAGCTGGTGCGGGTGCTGCTAAACTTGGACAAACCCTTGGAAGAAAATTTTCTGGAACTAAAAAGAATAAAGATGGCACACCTACAAAAAAAATGGGTGGTGGCATGATGAACAAACCTATGGGTTATAGATCAGGTGGTCACTACGATGACAAAAATAAAAATGTTGTCAAACATATAAGAGTAAAGAAAAAAATGGGTGGCGGAATGATGATGAATAAACCTATGGGTTATAAGTCAGGAACATCTGTAAAAGTAAAATGCAAACTAGGTAGAAACAAACCTACTAAAATGTACTAGGAGGGACCCATGTCCCTACGGAGTTTATTAAACCTGGGGAAGGAATTACTTAAGGCTAAAAAACCTTCAGCAACACCGACCACCGGACAACAAACAAAACAAATAACATATACTCCGAAACCTTCTCAACAACAGGCTAAGGAATTAGTTATTCAAGAATTAAAAAGCCCACCAGTTGTTCTTAAAAAAACTCAACCCTTACAGATGGGTGATAAAATGGCTCCATCATTTGGATCCTCTACATATGATTGGGTAATGAGAAAAGGAAGAGGCAGCTATACAGCAGATGAGTGGATTGATCATTTAACTTCTACAAGAAAAGTAAATTTTCAAATATTTGGTAAACCTGCAACTAAAACTATTCGTGAACAAAAAAGATTTAAATATGATTCAGGGCCCTTTGCAGGAAAAGAGGTAAACGTTTCAAAAGAAGAATTATTTGATTCGAACCTTGCTATCTTTAACGAAATGGGAGATCTCACAGGAGGCTTATTATTTGCAGCGAAGAAATTTGGTTTGAAGTTAAATGCCAATGAAGTTGGTTCAATGATAAAATTAAATCCAATAAACAGATTAAAACCCATAGAGCTTGGAGTAAACAAAAGTGCACAAGAAGCTTTTGAAGTTGCTACTAAAAATGCAAGAAATAGTATTAGAGATCTACAAGTAAAATACAAAGGAGATATGACTACTAAAGATTCTTTAGATGAACTTCAATATCTTTTAAAATTCGATGGTGTGCCAAAGAAAGCACAGCTTAAAGAAATAAATGCTGCTTTAAAAACAGCAAACCAAAATGTAAAAATTGAAGATGTACCAAAATTAAATAAAGTTGTTGGAGAACTTAATACCAAAGCAGGACCCATGCAGACAAGTAAAACACAATATGGTGGTGAAGGAAATTATACTCTTCAAGGGGGTAAAGATTATAGAGAAACTATTTTTACATTATCTGAAGATATTCCAACAAATGCTTCTTTGAGAAATAAAGGTGGTCACTTTACTGATGTTATTGGAGACACTAATAATATTTATCATATTAGATATGACACAAGATTTACACCTGAGGGAAAAAAAGTATTTATGATTAATGAAATACAATCTGATGTAAACCAGAGTATTGCAAAGTCACTTACTAAAGCACAACAATTAGAAGGAACAAAAAGATTAAACCCTTTTAATGCAGATATAGAATTAAATTTATTAGTTTCACAACGAGCTAATTTAATTAAAAACATGGATGAGGCATTAGCAAGTCAAGATGTTGGAGCAGTGAACTCATTTGCAAACTCATTAAAAACAATCAATCAAAAATTAAGAAACTTAACAACAGCTAATTCTTCTTACAACTCTAACAGAAAAGATTACTTCCCTATGGTTGAATCAGATTCTTATGGAGATCATGCTGTAAAATATCTTTTACAAAAAGCAGCACGTGAGAATGTTGATTATGTAGCCGTTGCCCCGTTTGACAAATTAAGTTTTAGACAAGGCTACAAAGCGGGTAATGAAAGATTTTACGGGTATGCAAATGGAAAAGGTATTGGTAAAAAAGGTAAAGCAGTTCTTCCAGATGTAATGGGTAAGATTGCAAGATTTTATAACTCAAAAGCAGGACCAACTAAGATATCTCTATCAGATCCATCAAAACCATATAAGTCTGTAACAAGTGATAGATTTAAATATCCAAAAGAGCATCCATTAAAAGGAAAAGAAATCAAAAGTACCTACCACAGTAGTGCTGGTATGAATCCAGAAAAGGGAAGCAAAAATATTCCAGAAGGAGATCCAAGGTTGTATTTTGATGCATTTGCTATTAAAGTATCACCATTAATGAGAAACACACAGAAAACTTACAAGTCGAAAGGCGGACTTGTAGTAGATATGTTTAAAACAATAAGGTACAATTAATCATGGCAGTAGAAAAAGTTACAGAGGAAATCAAAGAAGAAGAAATTACGGAACAACCTGAAGGGTTGCCTGTCGATGTTTCTGTAGAAGGGGAAGAAGAAGTAGTTGAGGAAAGACCTCAAGATGATTTCAATGCAAACTTAGCAGAAAGTATAGATGAACGTACCCTTAAAGATATGGGAATGGAGCTTATCCAAGAATACAAAAAAGATAAAACTTCAAGAAAAGAATGGGAAGACGCTTACATTAAAGGTTTAGATTTACTAGGAACGAAATACCAAGAGGTTACAAAACCATTTAAAGGAGCTTCCGGTGTCACTCATCCATTGTTGGCTGAGTCTGTTACACAATTCCAAGCACAAGCATACAAAGAATTAGTACCATCTGATGGCCCTGTACGGACACAAGTTGTGGGCTTACAAACACCGGCCACCGAACAACAAGCAGATAGAGTAAAAGATTATATGAATTTCCTACTTATGGAGGAGATGGAAGACTACACAACTGACATGGATCAGATGTTATTCTACTTACCACTATCAGGCTCGACATTTAAAAAAATATATTTCGATGCAATGTTAGATAGACCTGTATCTAAATTTATTCCTGCGGAAGATTTAGTTGTACCCTACTATGCATCAGACTTAAAAGATTGTGAAAGAATTACACATGTATTCAAACTAACAGCAAATGAAGTTACAAAGAAAATGGCTGCAGGTTTCTATAGAGATATTGAACTTATAGATTCTAACTCAGAGCCAGATCAAGTACAAAAAAAATTAAATGAATTAGAAGGTATCAAAGGAACTGGATCAGATTATTTACATACGATATTAGAAATGCATGTAGATTTAAATCTTGATGAGTTTGAAGATCAAGATAAAAACGAAAAGAAAATAAAAATTCCTTACATTGTTACAATTGATGAAGGTTCAGGAGAAGTCTTATCTATTTACAGAAACTATAGACCTGATGATCTTGGTTACAACAGAATAGAATATTTTGTTCACTACAAATTTTTACCTGGTTTAGGTTTTTATGGGTTTGGATTAACTCACATGATTGGTGGTTTATCACAAGCAGCAACACAATCACTAAGACAATTGATTGATGCTGGTACTCTTAAAAATTTACCTGCTGGATTTAAGTCTAGAGGTATGAGAGTTAGAGATGATGACCAGCCAATACAACCAGGAGAGTTTAGAGATGTAGATGCACCTGGTGGAAACATTAGAGACCAGTTTTTTAATTTACCTTTTACCGAACCATCACCAACTTTATACAACCTTATGGGTTTTGTTGTGCAAGCAGGACAAAAGTTTGCAGCAATAACTGATAATAATATTGGTAACGATGCACAAAATAGAGCTGTTGGAACAACAATGGCTATGATGGAAAGAGGATCACGTGTAATGAGTGGAGTACACAAGCGTTGTTACTACGCTATGCGTTTAGAATTTAAAATTTTAGCAAGAATTTGTGGTGAATCTTTACCACCAGTGTATCCATACGATGTTTACGGTGGCCCAAGAGAAATAAAACAGGCAGATTTTGATAACAGAGTAGATATTTTACCTGTTGCAGACCCAAATATCATGTCTATGGCACAAAGAGTAACCTTAGCACAGTCGCAATTACAAATTGCACAGTCAAATCCACAAATGCACAACCTACATGAGGCTTACAGAAGAGTTTATGAGGCACTTGGAACGAAACAAATAGAAGCAATTCTTAAACCACCACCAAGACAGCCTGAACCTTTAGATCCAGCGAAAGAAAATGCTCGTGCATTACAAATGAAACTGTTAACAGCATTTGAATTTCAAGATCATGATGCTCACATTGCTGCTCACATGGCTTTTATGGCAACTAGAATGGTTCAAATTAATCCACAAGTGTACGCATTAATGCAATCACACATATCTGATCACGTTTCATTCAAAGCAAAAGCAGAAGTGAAACAAATGTTGATGCAAAATCCTGAAATGGCACAGATGGCACAACAAGATCCGCAACAATTTGAGATTATGTTCGAAGCAGAGGTCGCAAAAGTGGCTGCAAGGATAACACAAGAGCTTGCACAGACTGAAATGCAGGCAAATGCTGGTAAACAAGACCCACTTATTAGAATTAAACAACAAGAAATTGATTTAAGAGCTATGGATCTTCAAAGAAAAGCAGATGAGACTAAATTTAAAGCTGAACAAGAAAATAATAGAGCTGCAGCACGTCTAGAATTTGATTATGACAGATTAATTCAACAAGATGAGCAATCTGATGAAAGATTAGATGTAGCAAGGCAAAAACTTGAGAAAAAATAATGTCTAGATACCAACTTGGTAACAAAGTTTATAAAAACGCAGCTAGTTATTTAAAAGCAAAGTTGAAAAAATCAGAAAAAAAAATAGAAGCTGATGATATTAAAGAAATTGAACAAATGGCAGATGATTATATTTTAAGTTCAAGTTACAAAACTTCAAAAAAATTTGGTCAAGAGAAAGTAAGATCAAAAGGAAGATACAAAAGACGTAAATGAGAAAAAATAATACAAATGGATTAAGTGGAGGTGTACGTTCGGGTCCACCACCTAAAAGAGGACCTAACCCACAAGGACTAACGCGAAGGAAGTTTAAAAGTGTCGAAAAGTACACCCAAAAACTCATACGCAAGTCTTCCAGAACAATCTAAAATCATTTTTTTAGCTGG